TACGATCCCCACTCGTCGTCGTGCCAATCTTTAAACTTCTTCTGCTTTTTCGCCATTTTTTGGCTTACGTCCTCTTTTAGGTTGTTCTGCAATAACTGGTAGATTTAAGCCTAAGCCTTCATTGATTACGTCGGCGGTTAGTCCTTTTGGCGGTGTTTGTAGAAGGACTAACTCCATGAGCTTAGCGTCTTCTTTGTCGATACTCTCGAGCAACTCAATGAACAGGAATTCTCTTCTGTACTGATTAAGTCTATCACCATCATAACCCTTAATGAAGTATCGAAGCTTTCGGGTTTGGCGATATAGCATGCCTTGCGACTCAACATGGGGCGAAGGCTTGTAAGGTGGAACACTATCAGAAGGAATATTCCACTTAAAGTTTTCTTTGTCGAACATTACCGACATGAGGGTTCGAAGAGATTGACTGTTGTTTCTTTTGAGAAAGTCGATCTTTTCTTCACGTGTCGGTAATGTTGATGTTTTGTTCACAATCTCAGATAATGAAAGTGTTGCCAATATAGTTCTCCGGTTGAGCTCACTCAGAACTCATTCAAGGACTCCGTGAGCAGTTTAAGACGATTTTTGATAAAGTAGTTGAGAAGCTGCGAACGATCTTTCGTATTTTCTTTGTTATACTCTTCAAGAATACGCTCTTTAAGGTGAGCAGGAACTTGAGAAAGATCAATGAGGGATTGATTTCGAGCATAGTTTCGCTTAACTTCTGAACTCATTTTATTTATATCGATCCACTCTTCCAGCCTTTTCTTAGTGACTGGCTTCTGACGAGTGCCTACAACAAACGAGTTGTCAGCTGACAGGATGTTAGGGATACCGTCACCAGCATCACCTTTCATGATGTGTTCGTACAAATACTGCTCAGGGTTAGAGTGAGTAACCCACTTCTTCATCACGGGGTTGTACTGTTTAATATTAGCATACTTGTGAAGTTGAATGTAGTCTTTATCACCGGAGAGAATAAGGAACTTCTCGCCAGCGTTAAGTTCACGACCTTCTTGATGGATAATGGTACCAATGATGTCGTCAGCTTCACATGCGTCGATTTGAATTACTTTGTATGGGAAAATGGTTTTAAGCTCTTCGCGGATTTTGTTGAGAGCATTAAAGATCGAAGTCCAATCGAGTTCAGACTCCTCACGACTCTTACGACGAGATGCTTTGTAGTAAGGAAATTGTGTACGACGCCAGTAGTTTTTGTCGTCGGCACAGATGATAAGCTCGCCAAATTCTTCTTTGAACTTCATACGATTAAAGCGGATAGAGTTGAGAACCATATGACGAATCATATTCTCATCTACTTCTGCGTTGTGGTGATTGCCAATCTGCATCATGAGATTGGCAATCATAACTTGGTTAAGATCGACCAAAACGGCCATTGTGTTACTCCTATTCTAGACTATACAATTATATATCATCTTTGGAGAATGTCAACGGTAAACTTTCAAAATGATAGTTTCTTCGTTGAGTCGGCCATTTGCTGGTGCAGACTTAGTCTTTAGATCAAGGAAGATCTTAGTAGCTCGAGCCTTCGTTGTGGCCCCGATATCTTTCAACACATCCTCTGGCTTGCGCAAAGTCTTCTTTAAGCAAGACTCTTCTCTCATATTTGTAATCGTTGTGCCCTTGATCGAGAAGCCATCTACCGATGCAGCCACGAGTTGGATCAGATGGCGATATTTAGTATTGAATAGATACACCTCAGTTGCACCTACGATGGCTGCAGGATCAACCGAAGTGAGTTTATACTCAGCACTATCTTTCTGATACTTAACCTTTGCAATCAGTTTTTCGACTGGCACCTTTTTCTTTGCACGAGGTTTTCGTACAGCTTGAACCTTCGATGCAGTCGCAGCGTTAATGAACTTTTGACAGTCGTCGATGATGTTCTTGATAAATGCCAAATAGTCCTTCTTGTCTTTTGCAGTTTTTAGATGGCGATAACCTTCTACTAGATCAGGCGTTTTTTGAGTCACTAGTTCTTCTGCTTCGTCGTACAGAGGTTTGTAATAGTCATAGACCTTTTGAGCAAGAGGCTTAGGTGCGTTAATCTTTTTCAGTTCGTTGAAGACCGAGTAGTTTTCACCATCAAGCCATACTTTAGGATCATGATACGTATCGATTACGTATTCAACCTCAGCAATAAAGTCGCTGATTTTTTCTGCAAGGATATCAGCAGATGTTTTGACTGGTGTAGATTTAGCTACCTCTACAACAGCGCGGTTCTTGCGGCCAGCGTCAATTGCTTCTTGCAGTTTCGCATTGATCCAAGCCATACGCTTTTCGCTGAACGTAGCACCTAGAGAAAGCATCTTACACAGACCACCAATAGCGGTGTTAATACGCCACTCTTCGGCTGCTTTAAAGTCGGCTAGGTCTTGAGTACGATTCTTTTTGATCCAGGCTTCAGCCCACTTATACGCGTCTTTGTGATCGTAGAAGTAGTTGTAATGCCGAAGGTTATGATAAAGAACGACTTCGGCATCAGGAATGTTTACAAAATTTGTGACCTCAGCACCAATGTGCTTTTCTTCAAGAACCTTAGCTGCCCCAGACTTACGCTGAGGAACTGGCTTGAGTTCTGGCTTTTTCTTCTTAGCAGTGATCTTTTTAAGTGCAGCAGCTTTTGCCATAAGTATCTCCTTTGGGAACAGTATATACCATCACAGAAGTGATGTCAATAGCTCTTTCCATTGCCACTGTCTATTTTCCCATGAATATGTATCATTGAGGAAGTCGACTCGATCGTCAGACATCTCATCACCGTTCATTACATCGGTAATAGCATCCCGTAGGTTTGCTTCAAAACGAGTCATATGGTGATTTACATTTTCGGTGTAACCGTACATATAGGTGCATCCCATTGCGGTTTCTGGTAGTGCGGCGAGTGAAGAGTGTACACATACAAGACCAGCACACATCGCTTCAATCATCACAAGACATGATGTCTCTTGCCAGATAGACGGATACGCCAGAATATGAGAACGCTTTAGTTCTTCTCGGATCACATCATTTGATACAGACTTTGAGTAGTTAATACCCGGATGTGCTCTCAGTTGCTCAAACAGTTGCTCATATGGTTTATCACGGACATGCCATCCATAAAGATCGAATGACGAATACACGTTGAGCTCGATTTGTTCTCCAAACTCTTTGTACAACTTATTGTAAACTGGATACAAAAGCTCGAGACCTCGATGAGGAGTCGAAAAGTACATTAGCCTTACCTTATCTTGAGGCTTACTATGCTTCTCAATAGGGTTTATAGCATTTTGTAGAACGATACCAGCTTCAAACGGAACACCTAGATAAGCGTTATACATCTGTTGTTGCCAATGGCTTACAAACACTAGCTTATCAAATCGTTTCCATCCGTCGTTCTTTAGGTGCTGAACTTCAGGATCACCTGGTAGATCATGAAGCACTAACACCTTACGCTTCGAATGATCGAGTTCACGTACTCGAGAGTGAATAATTTGAAACTGCGAAAGTAACTCAGGCGGAAGGGAATTAATCCGATCCGCCATAAGTTCAGTTCCGCCTCTGGCGAAATTAGACAAATACTGCTCCATTCACTCGCTTGAGACTATCCCAACGGAAAGAACGCCACCCCTGATTAATTACATCAAAGACTGCAACTACATCAGGATTCGGAGTCTTCTTTTGAACTACTTCTTCAAGGTCGACTTGCTTAGGAAGAGAATCCTCCTTGAGAGTACAAGTCATGACACGAGTAGTGCCATCCTTCTTTACAAACTCGACATCGACAACTTCATTCCGTAATAGGATGAGCACGTCAGATTTTTCCATCACCAAAACCTCCAGCGGTGTTTTCAATTTCGCTCATAAACGCATCATAGCCGCCAACATGGCGATCGTGCCAGAAAATCTGTGGAATCTTAGTAGTTCCTTCTGGTACTTTACTTTTCATTTCGTCAAAGACTTCCAGATTTTCAACGTTCTTCCACACATATGGAAGATCACGGCTTTCAGCTAGAGCCTTTGCCTCTTTGCACCATTTGCACCAATCAGCGCCGTAGATGACGATCATTCGCCATCTACCTTCTTTGCAGACTTATTCCAGTCCTTCAGGCGTGCAACATACTCACGACCAGACACCTTCACTTTAATGAAGCGCTTATGAGTCTGTTCTTTATTAGGATTTGCAATCGTCATGACGACGTCTTTGCCCTGCTTCAAAGCACGAAGCTGGTTTGCAATGCGATCACTCGATTGTAGATAGTCAGAACGCATAGCGTTCACGATCTTACGATCAACGTTGCTGTGCTTGCCTTGCGAGATAAAGCCTTTCGACTTACCACCTTTTTTACCCACGGTCTTTCTCCTTCATTTCATATTGAACGTCTTTGCGCAAAAACCAGTATAACCAACTAGTCATGCAATGATCGATATCCCAGAAAAATACTTTATCAAGAAGCCAAACAATATTTGGCTTTCCTGCTTTCTGTAAAGCGTAATTTCTAGCACTCAGTGTCTGATTGCTTGATCCACCAAGGATCACATTCAGTAGTACAGACATCGCTGTACCTACTCTTAAAAAATATCTTATAATAAGATTTGTCAAATGTCAACTCCATAATGAAACCACTATAGAATATATATCAAATCTCTTCGTCGATAGATCGTCTCATCTCTTCAATCATATCATCGTACGATTCAACCATCTTGATACTGTATCGATCACACACCATCTTTACGTTACCGTAACGGTAGAACTCTTTCGGGCAACATACAATTACATTAAACGGTCCGGGTCCTAGACCTCGTCCGAAGATACCAAGCTCAAGTAGAGTAATAGGAGCCTTTGAATCTGCAGCAAAGTAGTACACGATCATGCTTGCATCTTCTTGCTGCTCAAGCTCCCAGTCGACTTGCTCATAAAACTGAGTGCCAGGTGTAGGGTCTTGAATCCAAGAAGAATCCCAATCATCACGTCGAGGATTCACGAGGATCAAATCATCATTGTAATCTGCTAGATCTTTCGACAGCCTATCTTGCCAATTCTCAGCCGCACCCATATCAATCGATCCACCAAGAAAGACTGAAAACTTTCCAGATGGAACCGGAAGCGGCGCTTTAATTACTTGAGTCATACACGTTTCTCGAGAAACGTGTATATACACGTTTCTCCCAACAATCTCGAATCCACTCGATTTTCTTTTCAGTGGTCCAACCAGAAAGGTAATCGTTGTCACCATCAAAAAGATCGAGAACTTCTTGTTCGTTCATCGTGACCGTATCAGTGATATTTTCTCCAACATGTAATTGAGAAAATTCTTTTACCTCATTACAAGTAACGCAGTCGAGAGCCCAAGTAGTATCTACCACAGCTTCAGTGTTGAGTTCCTGTAGTTTATCTTTCGGCATAACATATCGATGACGAAACGTTGAAATTGTTGTTACGACTACATATTCATTATCACTCATTTGATACCTATATTTGTTAAAGTTCAGGCAGACTTAACTGCCTGAACACGTGCCTTAAACATACCTTCTTTGATCTTTGTAGTGTTCTTCTCACCGTTTGGAAATACATCTGCAAACTTAACAGCACGAACACGATCAAAGACCCACCGTACTTTCATCAGATGCTCGGTTGGAGCATCCTCAGAACCCAGTCGGCCATTCTCATCACAAACACCGACAGCCCACAGCAGCAACACAACCTCAGGATCGCGGAAAGCATCCATATCCTCGAACATCTGAACCCAAGTTTTCGGGTTCAGAGTGTCCAGCTTGTGCATATGCATGTGGAACCGAGTCGTCTTCATCACTCGATCCCGCATTTTTGCAGGAACAGTCAGACGGCTACAGAAGTCACGAGCAACTGCAACACCAGTGACTTCGTGCCCATAGTGCTTAGGCAGTTGATCACGAGGAGTCATACCCTTGCCGAAGTCGTGTACCAGGCATGCCAGTCGAGTCTCTAGATCAAAGTTGCTCTCAACGGCTTGAGTCAGAACCAGCATGGTGTGCTCGTAAGCATCACCTTCAGGGTGCCACCGCCGAGCCTCGAGAGCCGTCTTCAGCCGATAGACCTCAGGGAACAAAACATGCAGTGCATCACACTCCAG